ATTTCACCACCAACTAATGCGTAACCGACACTAGTACTGATACCTTCGAAACTAGCGAAGGATGAATCATCTTGGACAATCAAACTATTAGAAGAAACATCAACTCTCTGTGTCAGTGGTGTACCAACTGTATCGGGTTGTACTCTAATAATAGATGTGATGTTATTGTCAGCTTGCATACCGTGTGAAGGGATGTTCACAATGAATACGTCACCAGCATACATTGGGTCAAGTACTTCGGAATCGGAAGCAATAGTAACACCAGTATGTCTGAGGGTATCAGTAACACTATCATATACCTTGATACTCTGGGTCACAATCATCTTCTCACCCTGTACATTGGTGAGGTATAGGGTGTCCGTATTACCAATAGTATCGATAGTAATAACAGAATCACCACCGGCAAAACCAACATCAGAGGTTGAGATACCAATAGTATCACCAACTCTGTAACCATTACCACCAGTAGTCACTGTAGCTGAAGCAATCTGACCAGAGGAAACTACAACACTCAATTCAGCACCAGTACCAGCACTATCGATTGGGTACACTTCAACACCGGTATAGCTACCGTCAATGAATCCTATACCAACTTCGTTAATTTCTAAGGTTGACATAGGACCACCAAGGGTTTCTAAGTCACCAGTGATAACTGAAGTATTGGTAGCACCAGTTCCAACAGAAGCAATAATATCACCTTCAGTGAAATTGTACGTATTAGAATTTACAGGTACTTTGAGTTTTCTTGGTAGAGTCTCAATAGGATCGGGTGGTAGAAGAGAAGTTTCACCAAGTTCAGGATTGTTTAGGTATACAGTAGCAGGTGTCTGATTGAACTCTGCTTTGTATAGTGTAAACTTAAGATCCTCAAACTGAGTTGGTGTCCAAACTGTACCATTCTGTGATTTGAATAGTGATCCGTTTAGATACTGCTGTGAGATAATAGCCGTACCAGGGATATTTGAGTTATTGAGTGTATCACCCTCAAGTGCTCCATCATCGAAGGAGAAGTTTGGATCAACCTCACCTGAGATGTTTTCCTCACCCATAACAGCGATGTAGGCTGTATACTCATCGGTAGTAGGAGCTAGTAGGACTATAGCGTAGGTAACTCCACTCTCCAAGAATATAGGTGAACGGAAAGTAACTCTAGTGGGTACTGATCCATCTTCAGATACAAAACACTGATCTGGTGATAGGACAACTTCAGCGAAGTCTTGAACTAGGATATTCGTAGGAGTCGCTAGTTCTGTAGTTCTAATCTGTACAATAAGATTATCACTCTCAGACTTACTGGCTAAGAAAATATCAAGACCAGTTAAGAATGCACCTGTCTCATCAACCCTAAAGGTTTGTGCCAAGGGGTCATTATCATTAGCTTGAACCTGTTGAATAATAGTCCGAGTGTTATCAATATTGATAGTTCTTGTTCTATCAATAACAATAGTTTCAGTGAAGTTATTAGTAACTGTTTGGTCAATAATAACTGGTGGGGGTGGTGGTGGTAGAGGTCTAACAGTTACCGAGATAGTATCAGTCTGTCTATTCTGTACAATACCACTAGACTCAAAGTTAGCATCTGCAGAGGATATTGTTGTTGATCCTAGTCTAGATTCTGCATTGGTAGGACTAGAAGTTAGTTTTAGAGTTCTAATACCAGTTGCTAATCTGAATGGAGGAGTTGGTGCTGAGTATGGATCCCTAAACCAGATAGACCCGTATAGTTCAGCAAATGTATCTACAACAAGCCTAATCTCGGAAACATCCGCAATAGCACCACTGGATTGACCAACCAATCTAGTACCCTGTGTAATCAATCCAGAGAATCTTCCGTCTGAGATGTCAGCAAGTGAGTCAACATCAATGTTTAGGACTGTTGAAGACGCAGAGTAGGAAGAAGGAATCTGTTGTTCTCTAATATATGGATTACTTCCATATGTTCTAGTTGGATTATTGAAAGTACCCTCTTTATGGTTAGGAGTACAAACTCTAGCCGCGAATATCTGTCTACCAGCAGCAGTGCCCACAACTCTCTCACCAATGGCGAAAGAACCGGTTCTCATTTCAATTTCAATGAGTTTTGGAATAACATCAATACCACTTGTTCCGTCAAAGAAGGCGAAGAACTGAGTTAGTGGTTTAATACCACGAGCGTGGAATGAGATATTACGAGATCTCATCCATTGTGCTTGCTCAACACTTGAAACGAATGTTTGACTGAAATCTGTTGAACTAGGACTACCGAATACATCGATGTCTAAGCTATTACCAGGTATTTCTCTAGTAACAACAAAGTCATCAGATAATGGGTTGATATCAATACTACCATTATAAAGAATAACGTTAAATGGGTTGACATTCTCAACTCTAGATGCGAGTGGTTGTTGAATCCAAACTTTATCACTATATGATAGTGTTACTAAGTCACCTGTCTTTCTAGTTCCAGAGTCTGACAACGCTAGGTTATCTCTGAAATCAACAGTGAATGGGTCAAATGCATCATTCAACTGTACCCTTAGTGGGATAGTAGCGAAGATTTGCCTACTGACTAGTGAAGACGTAGCAGGCTCAACGTTGATATTTACATCAGGATACTCAGTATCAATAAACTGGTTATTGTCGAAGTCATCAGCGAAGAATCCAGACTTGAATCTGTTGTTGCCGTCCTCATCCAAGACTTGTAGAGACTCTGTTTCTCTTTCTAAGAGAGAAAGGGAGGTGACTTCTTCTAAATTCTCAATCCTGTCCTCTAGTTTTCCGATATCACGCATCGTGTATCGTCTGTTGTCAACCTCCGAAATTTGGACATTTTCAACATAGTAAAGATATGGAGGATAGGTTATTTGTGCCAACTCCATTACATTCTCACTAATAGTGGGAAGTGTGGGGTTCTGAGCAGGAGTACCTTCAATAATACTAAACTTACCGTTAGATCCAAGTACGACACGATCCCTTCTACCGAGATAGAATTCATATCCAACAACCATACTCTCGTTTGGTGTAGTTACTAAAACAACAGTGTTTCCACTATTACCAAAGTCACGGGAAGTATAGTCGAAAGGTGATGAATTTAGGGATGTAAACTCAGCCACTCTGGGTCTGAAGTCTAACGTATCGGAAGCTCTAATTGTTCCGTTAGCCAACATAGGAACACTACGACTGAAGTCATCGGATTCATAACTATTGGCTGTATAGAAATCACCCTTATCATTGATAGGGACAGCAAATCTATCGTAGATAACTAGGAGTCTCTTATTTGGTGCCTTTGCGTTCTTGTTTCTAACTAGTCGAGAATAGTCATAGAACTGCTCCCTCTGTCCCTTATCAAGTGTAAATCTATTTGTAATGTTACTATAGTTACCTTCGACAATGGCTTGTAAGTTAGTCTCAATCTTAGACTCTAGGAAAGTAGTTAGTTCACCGACCTCAAATGTATTTTCTGTTAGATACACAATGTTAACAGAGGAAGGAGTGGCGATAGAAACAACTCTAGCAATAGCACCAGATAGGTCACCTTTAATCTGTTCACCGATAGTAACTTTGGTGTCTAGATTCAATCCATTGACGAACCTCAAAACATCCAATGTCGGGAAACCACTATCTAGTGATTCATATACCGCAACAACATTAGTTACATCTGGTTGGTTGAATGAAATCTCTTCATCATCAACCCTCAAACCATAATAATCATTTCTAGACAAACCAGCAGTAACAGTAGAAATACCACTACTTGCTTGTTGGATTCGTAGTTCCTGACTTCTTAGTAGTACCTTCGTCTTAGACTTAATACCAGTTTTAATGGCAGTTACATTAACAGTAACATTAGTTACCTGACTTGGGAGTAGGTTAGTAAAACTAATAGTACTGGAGGTAATGGTTACCTGATTAGAACTTAGAGGTTGAATAGTACCATTACTATAGTGAATACTATATCTTTCTTGGTCGAATGCTTCAAATACAGCACCATCGACTTCTAAATCAGATACATTGATGGTTAGGACACCGTTAGCATCTGTAGATAGGTTATTGATTTGCTTACTAAAAGTAAGTTGTGAGTTTGCTAAGTTAACAGTAGATATGTTCCTTTCTTCCAAAGTGGCATATAGGAAAGACCTTTCTTGGTTTAGAATTCTAGAGTTATACCGTCTGACTGGTGATTGTACATCAGCAGTAGGTAAAGTACCATCACACAATCCAGCAACACTAGCAACTGCTTCAACAGTAAGGGTAGTATCGGAATCGTTAATAGCAGTAACCCGATTATAGGTTACTAGTGTTCCTCCTGGTTTTTGATAACCAATAATATCACCAACACGGAAAGAATCAAAGAATCTACCAGGACAAGTAACAGTACCACCAGGTGTGACAGTTATATTATCAGAAGCTGTGAAGTTGGTGGGAATAGCTGGATATTGTAAAGTATCACAGGAGAAGTTGACCTGTAGGTTGGGGTCAATAGTGGTACTTGACTGATTAACAGACTTAACATCATTTACTCTGTAACTATCAATTACAGTTACACTAAATGCGTTGGTTGTCTGACCATTAACTGAAACAGCCTCATTCCTGATAAACTCACCAGATACTTGAGTTAAGACTACCTCGGTGGCACTGATAGACCTAACATAACCAGTAGCGTTACTACTTAGACCCTTGATCTTATACGAAGTTAGAATCTTACCAGTTGCATCTACGTTGAGTGTTAGTTTGGTAAAGATTTGGGTGTCATATAAGTATAGCTGCCAGGGGGTAGCACCATCGACATAGGGTGCATCTTCTAGTGCAAAGGAATAAATACGTGACTCACCAACTAAGTCCCCTGTAGGGAGCCCACCAGCGTCTAGGCGACCGTTATAAAGTCCTACAATATTATCATTTACATCTAGACCAAGAACAGGAGTACCAATAGCATTATTGACAAGGAAGAGACTTCCCATCTCAAAAGGAACTGAACTAGCTTCAACATTCTGTACTGTTCTTGGCTTGTTGGTATCTAGGTTTACTGTTCCTGGGTTATTGATATCATAACCCCTTACATATGCCTTACCCGCAGACACCTTAACAACAGCTAGGTCGTCTGAAGGAACCAAACCACTAGATGTTACTTGATTTCCTTGATATACACCGCCATTTCCTAGGTTGTCGCTTAGTGATTCAGCAACTCTAATACCTAAACCATATAAAGAATAATCACCAGACTCTTCGTAGGTTCTTTGTGCTAGGTAATCTTTGATGATGTTATAATCACTATTCTCTGTGATTTTCTTAACTTCACCATTATCAACACGTAATAATTCTACAAAGTTAGTATCATTATAGTCGTCAAGTGGTTTCTTAATTAGTTCTGTAGAAATCTTGAGTCTATCTGCACCTGGTGCAGAGAAGTTGTTGAAACCCTTGGCATTATCATATAATGAGTTATCTTGACCAGCAGTGATAATCTGCTCAGTAATCTGAAGACCAACTCTATATGAAGGAGTATTATTAAAAGGTTCTAGGATTACTACACTCTCCCTTACCTGGGCGAAGAATCCACGAATGAAGTAGATACCATCGCGAATCTGTGCAGCAGAACCTACCGATGTAGAATTGGTGGAGACGGTACTTGCTAAAACACTCTCTGCTGTAATAGTAGTATTACCATATACTACATCACTATTAGCCGTTATTTCCTCGTTATCGTCAAATATTGTTGTAATGGTGTCAGAACCACTATTGACGTAACTAACAAAGATTGTAGGGTTAGATACACCACTGTTGGGTGGTAGTAGGTAGTTGATTACCTTAGCGGTAACTCCACTAGTCTTACCCCTGATGGTTTTTCCAACCAACTTATCTAGATACAAAGAAATATCAATACCACCCTGTTGTTTGTTGAGAACAACAGAGTTATACTTTGCATTGTATGTAATACTTCCAGGGATAACCATGGACCCCTCTTTGAAGAGGTGTTGTCCGAAGTTGCTTACCTGATTCTGAAGAATCGATTGCAGTGTGGTAAGTTCCCGGGCTTGAACTGGGAAACCAGGTTTAAAGAGTACTTTGTAGTAATCTTTCTTCGGATCGAAATCGTCGAAGTATGGGCTAGTATCTAGATTAATCTGAGACATGGATTAGAATTCCAAGATGATCTTAACGTCTTCTTTTTGTCGTGGATTCCTGGGTACTACTGGTCGATTATCCAAGTAAAGTATCTCACCACTCTGATTATTTATCTCCGATACTGCAACCCCATTTGTGAACTCTGCACCGAGCTCAACTGACTTAGAAGCTACTGTTTCAGTAGATCCATTGAAGTTTGTATCGATAGTAGATAAGAATCCACTACTAGTAATTACAGGATTTGTATTAGACTCAAATGGAATCTTTTTACCACTAGTAGTAATACCAACATAGTCGGTATTATCATAGGTTTGTGGATTATAGTACAGTGACCTATCCTGAATATACTTCATAACCTTTGTTTCCTCATCAAAGGAAACAACATACCCTCTAGCGGTACCTGCTGAAGTATCTTGAACGATAATATCACCAACCTCTGCGGCACCACTGAAAGACAACATCTTAAGTGATTCACAGGAAGTAAAAGTATTCTCCGTAAAGATTTGATTAGATCCGTTGATAGTTGGATTCCGAATCAAACCAATCTGAGCAAACTTAGTGTCAACAGGGAAGTCGTTTGTTGAATCATCAAAACGAGCATATACCAGGACTCTATCTGTACCCAATTCCTGATAGATGTCAAAACCATGTCCTCTAGAGGGGGGAATGATAACATCCAACTTAGCTGCTGTTGTAGCACTCTGGTTGATAGTACCTAGGTCAACTAGACCCCAACTATATCCCTTACCACCCTTAGCAATAATAGCGTTAGTAATACGACCAGAGTTTACATCAATAATAGCCCTAGCACCCTCACCATCACCAATGATAGGTAGTTCTTGTCCGACACCACCAGCATATCCAACACCGGTATTATCAATGTAAATCTGTTTTAGTTGACTATCATTGATTACAGAGTCACCACTCTCCCTGATTGAAACAATCTGAGAATTATCAGTTGTAATCCAGTCATTAGGAACTGTAATATAGTCTGTACTATCAAACTTGATAACGTCAGATGGAGATACTGTAAATAGATACTTCCAGATGTATCCATCTCCACTAGAACCAGCTGCCGATGGTTCGGTGTCTACGAAGTTGGGTTCATCCTCAGAACCATTACCCTTAGGGTTGTTTCCACTAGATCCGTTACTTAGACAGATATAGACTTTGAATTCACTATTGATGATATAGTAGTTTGCATCATATAATCGTGTCGAACCTGTATTAGGTGACACGTTATTGACACTATAGTCATCACGATATTGATCGAATCTGGTTCCTTTGATCCAGTTAATACGGCGAATCACCCGTTTGATATTTCCAGGCGTGATTCGTCGTCCATACATCATCGTGTCATAGGAATGACGAATGTATGCAAAACTATCAATAGGATTTGGTGGATCGTTATTCCAATTGAGCGATCTACCATACCCCCCACCAACAGGGTTGGGGAGTCCTACAAAGATATAGTATGAGTTATTTGGATCAGTTACTGATTCGATGAAATTGTCGGCATTAAACAGCCTAAAGTCATCTGTAATTAAAGCAGCCATTGTGTATAAACAGGATTTAGGATATAGTCCCTAAACCCTATTTATATCGACTTATATAACCTTCTTCGCCATACCACCCTCATTCCTCAAACCTTCAGTGATTCGTTTGATGATTGGGTAGTTTTCCATCTCAGAGGTATATGTTGTCCCATCTACCTTGTAGGTAAGTGCGAGATCGATATCTCTTGGGACATTATTCAATCTACCCCAACTGAAGTATCCTAGGTTATTACCAGAAACATTGATACCTGAGAGGTTTGTGCCGTTAGAGACGTTAGCGTCCCAGAAACCAGTAAATCCTAGATTCTGATTAGATCTAACTTCATAAACCGCGTCTAGGAATTGTGTTCCTAAACCAACCACTGTAGCTGCGTTATTTCCGATGGTTTCAACACCGTTACCAACAGGAGTTCCAGATAGAACCACCGAGTAACCTGCGTTTAGTTCGGAAGCAACAACTGTAGGATCAACTCTGTAGAATACCCGGATACCCTTGGTTGCCCCAACAGAACCTGTGGTTGCTTGAATACCAGTAACGATACCCGCGAAGCCTTGAACGATTGGGATAGTCTCTAAGATCTCAGTATCAACCTGTGGTTCCTCAATAAGAACAAATGGTGGATTGGATTGATTGTAACCAGAACCATTATCACTGAGGATAACCGATATAATCGATCCGTCAATGGGGTTGAGGATAGTACTACCAATTTTAGCCCTATCACCTGTGGAGGAAATACCAATGGTAATTTGAGTTCCTGTTGAATATCCAGCACCTGAGTCTAAGATGGTGAGAGATGCCACTTTACCAGAATTATCTACGTTCGCGCGTATGTTTGCTGGCTCAAACTTCACTGGTGGGTTGTATTGATATTGAGTAGGTCTAATAACTAAACCTTGAATATTAGTAAGAACCACGCTGGAACCAGGAACGTCTTCTTCATAAACTAATGTTTCTGCGTTACTGAGGAACATTACAGAATCAGTGTTAGATACATTTCTGATGATAGATACAGTTGGTCTAATAATAGACTCTAAACTATCTCTGGTCTTAGGGGCAACCTCACCATAAATGAAGATGTCTCTCTTCTGTTTTTCCCATGCTACTTGTCTTTCTCTAAGGATTTCCAAGTCGTTATTACCAAAGTAAATGTTGGTCCTAACTGTATCAGAAGAAGCAATCTCTGTAACTGTCCTGAGGAATTGTGTTTTAGTCAAGTCATCAGTTTTGTTATCATTGTACTTGTTACTCTTCATAATCTGTAGTTGGTCACCAGGTCTGATAGACTCATCGACTTCAGTAACAATCCTACTATCAACATCCCTCTTACCGCGGTAGAAGTAGATATCAATATCATCCTGTGGGAATGGTGCTGTTGAGAACTGGAATGTATTACCACCATCGAAGAAATAACTCTCACCAGGAACCTGTAGAACAGTGTTCACGTAGATAAGTAAGATAGCGTCCAATTCAATAGCTGCCGAATCCTCGTTATTGGGATTATTCTCAAAGGATAGTGGCTCACCTTTATATTGAAGTGGGAACTGTGTTCTTTCTCCATCCTGTAGTGTTTTGATACTATCGATATAATCAGTTTCACCAAAGTTCCAGGCTGCGAAGTTATCAGTGAAGATATCCAAAACTGTAAGTTGGAAATCTTCGATAGGTTCGACTAATCCCTTAGCTGTAGGAATACCAACAACCTGAATAATATCACCCTCCTCGAAGTTGTATCCTTGGTTAGTAATTTCATAACCACTAACTTCGAAGTACTCACTTCTACCAGCCCCGGCTGTAGGTGCCGCGGATACGTCCAGAGTCATATATAAATTCTTACCAGTGATAGTTGTGAATCCAATGTTTCTTCTATACACACCCTCAATTGGCATGTTATCGTATGCTGGGTCGGTTGCGAATATATCTGTAGTTGATTGATTGTATCCACTACCACCATCAATAATAGTAAAGGACAACTCACCACCATCAGTTGGAATACCAACAATCTCAGCAACTGTTCCACTATGGTTGGAATCGGTAACCGCTACAGAGATTCTCTCGATATAACCAGAACCAGGGTTGTTTTCGATATACTGACCGAAAGTACCACCAGAGACATAGGTGTGTGAGAAACTTACGACACCAACGTTGAGTCTAAAGTGTGCATCATCATCACGAGTAACAAAAGATGCCGACTCAAAACTATCAGGGAAGATATTGGTAGTGATGAATGGGCTGTTAGTACAATCAAACTCCAATCCATTTAGATAAACCTGTTTGGGGTTATTACTTTCCCTACCAAAACGGAAAGGTGCGTATTTCTGCCAAGTACCACCTGAAACATAAGTATGTGGAATAGTGGATAGTCCAGCGTTCACCGAGAACCTAAACTCATCTACAACTCTATCGACTGAATATGCTGGGTCTTTGTCTGGGAAGATAGTAGTTGTTCCGGCACCAGAGGTACAGGAGAACTCTAGGTCCCGTAGATAAACAATATCACCAGGATTTACACCTGCAGATACTAGAGACGTGGCACTAGTAATAATAAGAATTCCTGAGTTGTTACGATAGTCAGCATCTGTGATGTTGAACTCTGTGGTTAGTGCTGAACCGATACCAGAAACAACTAGGTCACCAGTTGTCTCATCATAATCAGCCCAAAGGACATCAGTTGTAACACCAATTCTATTAGTAGTAATAACATCAGTAATAACACCATTAGTAACTACTGGAAGTAGTTTTGCTCCGAATAGTGGAGCGTAACCCAAACCAGGAGTAGAACCTAGGGATACAATAACACCACCTCTAGGAATTTGATTCTGGTTGATATCAAATCTGGATTCAACCCGCTCACCATTGGTAGAAGTAATACCAGTAAAGGTTATGGTATTGATTCCAGTATTTGACCCATAAGTGTAGAAGTAGTTGTTACCAGCGTTATTATCCGTGGTAGGAGTTTGGTAGATATCATTGAGAATAACTACACCACTACCATTTTCAACTTCACTAACAGTACTACCCAAGGAGGTGAGGTTGAATTCGAAATCTTGACCATTAAATTTATCACTAAGGTCATCAAATAGTACAATCTTGTCATATTCCTTTTGTAGGAATGTTCTACCTTGGAAGGAAGAGTTGACTTGAACTAGGTTAGACTCATTGATGTTGATTTCACCCCTACCAGAAGGTGCTTCAGTAAATACAACATCACTTTCTACGATGTTGAAACTACCTCTGTACAGGTCTAGCTCAGAACCATTGACGTGATCAGTTGCAGCCGATCCAACTACACCTCTAGTAATATCAATAAGTGGTACTGTGCCGCTGTTTGAAATTGGACCCACATTAGCTGTACCAAAACCAATATTATCAATTTTGACGTATTCCTTATCTACTAGTAGCAAATCACCAACACGAATAGTACCAATACCAGTCAATACAGCATATTGGTCATCGTATGCAAGTGGTGCAGCCAAGTTGAATATCTTTTGAGCGGAGGAGATAGGTGCCTGAATAACACCATCAATACAAATAATTGTCTTCTCCAACTTCTTCATCATACCCAACCTGTGGGAAATACCAGAACCAATACCAATGATTTCGATAGGAGTTACAGAGATTGAATCTGCAAAAGTTGCCGCTAGTTGGAATCTACCCAAGTCCCTCTTGATGACAAACACTCTGTCAGGCATTGTGGATGTTGTAATTCCCCTATAGTCAACTGTTGGTACAATCTGAATAGGAGCAACAATTCCGTCCTCTAAACTGGTAGCTGCCTTGTAGTATAGTTCTTCACCTCTACTAAAGAAGTGATCCTTGATGTTGAAAATATTGAGA